ATATAAATTATAGCAAAAATAATTTATATTTCAAAAATATACTCAAGATTCTTCACTAATTGTTGCATTCATACAGTCTTGACAAATAATTTTAGCGATATATTCTGGATGCATTATAGTAAATCCGTGTTTACCATCAACTATATCCAACGCCACAATTAACTGTCTATTTGTATTATATATTGCTGTATAGGTCTCTGTTATTCGATCTGGTGGAGCCATAGGATCTCCAGTAGCAGTCAATATATGAACTGGAAATGTAATGTTTTTTGCTTCTACCCATAATGGTTCTACATCAGTATTAGAAAGTAATTTGAGAGTTTGTAGATTCGTAGTACTACTTGCTTGTCTCCACATTTTCTCGGCTAGACTAAAATGAGGCGAGTTCTGATCGTTTTCGGTATTTACAAAACTGGGACAATCTGGTAGATGAAACCATTCGCACAGTACATTTTTAATATGCTCCTCAGTATCTGTCAAATAGGTAACTGATGGATTTTGGGCTATCCATCCGTTTGAACCTGAGAGATAATTTATAGCATCCTGTATTGCTGGCATTGGGCGAATTGTAGTTTGTAACAGAACTAACTTTTCAGTTAAATCAGGATATTTAAGAGCAAATAATTGGGCAATTAATCCTCCAAAACCAAAGCCACATAGTATTATTTTCCCAGTTCCAATTATCTCGTCATAAATTTTCTTACAATCCTCTACGAATTGATCACTAGTCCAAGCCGTATTGTTAATATTACTATCATTAAATTTAGGATCAACTGGCATCCAAGCAGTACCATGACCTCGTAAATCATAAGCAAGCACGTTGGGTGTCTTTATTCCAGACATATTAATAGCCTGAAGAGTTTGAAATAGTGGTTGCCACATATTTAAATTCATTGGGCTGTTATGTAATAATAATACTGTCTTTCCACTGTTTCCTTTTTGCAATTGTATCATTGTTGAATGATCATCCAGTGAAAACTCTTGTATAGATTGTATGGATGGTGCTGATTTTTCAAATGTTACCGAGAATCTTTCTCTCGATTTATAGCCAATAATTACTAGTAATAAAATTACAATTAGAATTCCAATGTATAATAATTTTGACATTCTTATTATAATCAAAGATTTTATGGGATATTATTTTTACATCTTTAAATAAAAGACCTCTTTAAAAATATATTGCTATAAATAAAATGGAAGATTTTCCTGATGATTATATTTCTAAAAGTTTAATATCTGGATTATTAGGTTTCGCTGGAATTATTTCGATATATCATCATTCTATATTAGAAGCTATTCTTTCGTTTGGAATGATTCCGTTTATCTGGTTAGATGTTATTATTCGTAATTACCAAACAAAACACGAATTTAGCAATGTAGATAGCGATATGAATAATTTGAATGATGTAGATGATAGTAATAATAATGTAGATGATAGTAGTGATGATAGTAATAATAATGTAGATGATAATAGTGATGATAGTAATAATAATGTAGATGATAATAGTGATGATAGTAATAATAATGTAGATGATGATAGTAATGATGTAGATAATGATGTAGATGATGGTAATGTAGATGATAATGATGTAGATGATAGTAGTGATGATAGTAAGGTAGATGGTAATAATGATAATGATGTAGATGATAATGTAGATGATAATGATGTAGATGATGATAGTAGCGATGAAGATGATACATATATTGTTGATGAATATCAGGCAGATATAGATGAATTCAAAAAGATATAAAATATATAATTTGAAATTATATAGTTTAGACAGTGGCCATATATGTCCATTGTAGTTCGTGACAAATTTTTTTCCAAATTTGGTCATGTTCTAGCATTTTTTCTCTTGTTTTGAGAATATAAAAATCCTCTTCTCGACAAGGATATTTTAATTTCTGTAATAATTTAAAAAGCACAAATTGACCATTAAGGAAATTAACACGATCAGGAGGCTTTACTCTTTCATAAACTGGATCAATTTCATCAAATAGTGCAAATAATTGCTGTTCCAGATGACTAATATCAGGAGGTCTTGTTTTAGTCATTTCACAGTAAATCAAGGTCATATCTTCATAATGATCGGAATGACCAGTTAATTTGAGAAATTCGTAAAGATGATCCTTTGTAAAACGCTCAATCGGTATATCATGACTGGCTAATTTTTCCCATAGATCTCTATATACATTATTGGATATAGTCGTATTCTGTGTAGCCTGATATTTTTTAATAGATTCTCCAAAATGTCCTCTTTTATCATAAACATATCTCTGTGCAATATTAATGCGATTATTTTCTTGATAACTAATTGTAGAAGCAAATTGTTTTACTTCTACACAACATTTTGGACATATATATAAGCAATCATCTATACGATGCAGTTCCACAATACATTTTTCGCATACGAGACTATTTCGATGACTTTGAATTGGTTCTATATCTATATAGTCTTTTGCAATATTTAGGAATTCAGTAATAAGATCCTGTTTGCGACTAGTCTCCGTATGTATACGATTACCCATAAAATCCACTTTAATAGGTAGATTTATCAGTCTCGTATATTCGGCAAGTATATTTTCTGTTCGATATATATATTTTGCTTCACGAACTCCACTTTCTATTAGTTGCATTTGATATTTTAGTTTATTTGATTCTCCATTCGCCAAGTGACGATCCATCTCATTATCGCTATGTTTAGTAATCCAATCTAGTTTCTCTATTTTCTCTCGTAATAAAGGTAATTGTTTGAATTCAGCATCTAAAGTATGTAGAATGCGATTATGAATCTCTAATATATCTTGTGAGTGTTTTGGAATAGGTTTTTTACGTTGTACTTTTAATCGTTTCTTTCCTATAAATGTAACCTTGCGAGTATTAGATGTGCATTGTTCCATTACATTAAAAATGACATCTCCTTTAAATTTTTGAAGACTTTGCTAATAATAATTCATTAGCAAATAATTCATAAAATAATTATATCCGACAATAAGACTGAAAAACAAATTAAAAATTGGCTAATGAAAAAATTTTTAAAATTTTAGTAATAATATATTGGATTATTGTAATCATGTCTAATACTGTGACCAGTGCCTTTATCGATCTTGCCACTTTTGACGAAATCGAAAAATATCTGTACAATGGTCCTACTGCAATCACCTTTTTTGTCCGTTGCGTGAGAAAGAGCACTTGGTTTGCCCAAGTGCCCGTTCCTCTCACTCAGAACGCTGGTAACCCCGAATTTAATGGGGACGTAGCATTCCAAATCTCCCGTGCAGGAGATTACCTGCTCCACGTTTGGCTTCGTGCTACTCTACCTGCGGTAAGTGTATCTGGAACTTCCCAAAATGGCTTTGGTATCCGTTGGGCCCAAAACATTGGCCACAACTTGATCGATCTTACCTGGATATCTTTCAACGATCTAAAGGTTCAAGAATTCGACAGTTTCTGGCTCGATATGTGGTCTGCTTTTACTGTTTCTGCTAGCAAGCGAAATGGTTACAACAATATGATTGGTAACATTTCTGACCTTACTAACACCACTCTCTCTCTTCCCGCTTACACTGTTGATGTTCCTCTACCATACTTTTTCACTCGCGATACTGGTATTGCTCTCCCCACTGCTGCTCTTCCATACAACGAAATGCGTATTCATTTTGAGTTCCGTGATTGGCGTGAACTGCTCATCTTTGACGGTGGTGCTGCCCAATCCGATCTGATAACTGCCACCAGTGCCATCTCCCTTCGTAATGTCCAACTCTGGGCAAACTACGCGGTGGTCTCCAATGAAGAGCGTGTCAAGATGGGTAAATGCCCTCGTGATATGGTTATCGAACAGGTACAACGCAGTAGTGGACGTGCTTTCAACGCCAATTCTATCACTGTCAACTCTAACGCTAGCTACGATATCCGTTTCAGCCACAGCATCAAGGCTCTGTTCTGGAATGTCGCTAACACTACCATCTGCAACTCTGGCAACAACCAAGCCCGCGAATGGTCTAACTACACCACTGGTGGCATCTGCTCTCCTATCCCTAACAACAACCAAGTTATTAATGGTCTTGATGGCACTGATCCCGTTGGTCTTTCCAGTCTTCTTTATGAGAACACTTTCCGCCTCTTTGAGATGGGTAGTGATTATTTCTCTCTCGTCCAACCTTGGTATCACTGGACCACTATCCCAGAGGAAACTGGCTACCACGTTTACAGTTTTGCCCTCGACCCAGAGTCTATGGATCCTCAAGGAAGCACCAACTTTGGCAAACTCACCAATGTATCTCTTCAACTTACTCCTTCTGTTGATGCTGTCTCTGCTAATGCTAGCGATGCTGTTCCCCATCAGCAAAGTTTCCAAGTATTTGTCCGTGCCCTCAACTTTAACATTGTCCGTGTATCAGGAGGTGCATTAGGTCTCCCTGTACTGTAAATCAACTAATTTTATATTTTGATCATTCAAAATATAAATCCATTTTTTATAACCGCCTTTTGAAAAAGGAGGTTTTAATTTAAAACCGCTTTCCCGAAAACGGAACAAAGGGGCTTTTGGTCGGCTTTTCCAGAAAAGCCGTAAATTACATTTTTGTTCTTTATATATATACTTTAAGAAATTCTTTTCCATTTAGGTTCGTTGGGACTCTTATCATTCTTCAAGTGGAAGTCTCCTCTTTTATCTCTTGCCTTCTCTATCGGAATAGTCAAAAGATTACAAAAGAAGCAAAGAGAAAGAAGGAAAAGAGGGCGATACTCCGCATGTACAACTTGTCACTCCAGATCTGGAGGTTGTTTCTATCTTGGATAGCTTTCTCTAGGAGAAGCTCTTCTCCTCAATCTCTCTCTCCCTTTTGCATGCGATCTCATCAAGTTTCTTCATGTCATCGTTATTCCGATAGATCTCCTCGTTATTTATATAGATACTCCACTGCAGGTCGATACTCCTCATGTACAACTTGTCATTCCAGATCTGGAGGCTGTTTCTATCTTGGATAGCCTTCTTCTCCTCAATAATACGCCTCTCTGCTATCCGCCGATGATCGAGTTGCTTTTCCAGTGTCTTCATCTCATCTTTCTTCCGATACAGGTATGCATTCCTAATCTTCAGTTTATCCCTCCAGATCTTGATGTCTAACTCTGTTATTAAAAAGATTGTTTTCTATCTTATTAATCAGGTGTAAAATCAGTTTTAATCTACTTCATCAATATGAGGAGTATCTTTTGCTCCACTTGTGGATGTTGTTCCACTATACATTCTAGTCATAATGGGTATTGCTTTACTCTCTAGTTCACTTTTCCTACTATCAAATTCATCTTTTTCTGCATTCTGATTACCATCCAACCATTTTACTGTATCGTCAATAATTTTCGTAAGAGTTTCCTTATCTGTAGCAGAAATGGATAGTTTTTCATCGTGTAGGCTATTGCGTAAAGAAAAAGTATAGTTTTCCAGTTGATTTTTGGCATCAATACGCTCTCTATTGTGTTCATCATCAGCCTTGAATTTTTCCGCATCAGCCACCATTCTATCAATCTCTTGTTTTGTTAATCGTCCTTTATCATTGGTTATAGTAATTTTTTGGTTTTTCCCAGTTGTCTTGTCTTGAGCATTTACATTGAGAATTCCATTAGCATCCACTTCAAAGGTGACCTCTATTTGCGGAACACCGCGAGGTGCAGGAGGTATTCCCTCTAAAGTAAACTTTCCCAAATGATTGTTGTCGTGTGTCATTGTTCGCTCCCCTTCAAAAACTTGAATTAGCACTCCTGGTTGGTTGTCCGCATATGTTGAAAAGGTTTGTTGTTTTCTGGTTGGTATAGTAGTATTACGATTAATAAGTGCTGTCATTATTCCTCCAGCAGTTTCAATACCCAAAGATAGAGGAACCACATCAAGAACAACCATATTGTCAGTAGTTTTACCACCTTTACCACTCAAAATCGCTGCTTGAACTGCAGCACCATATGCAACCGCTTCATCAGGATTCACACTTTTATTTAATTCTTTTCCATTAAAGAAATCCGATAACATTTTTTGAATTTTGGGAATTCTAGTACTACCGCCAACAAGAACCACTTCATCGATCTCCCCCTTAGATAATTTTCCGTCCTGTAGTGCCTGTTCAAGAGGTTTCATACATGAACGAAATAGATCATTATTGAGTTCTTCAAAACGGGCTCGCGAGATAGTTGCGTAAAAATCTACTCCATCATATAAA